TGGAGCTCGACGCTGAGCCCCGTCGGCAGCACGTCGGCGATGGTGAAGGTGTGCGTGTAGGTCGGCCCGCCACCACCGCCGTCCGAGAGGCCGCCGAGCGCGTGCTTGAGCAGGATGCCAAGCGCGTTACCCTCGTAGCAGGCCACGATCTTGATGTCGCCGCCCGTGCGCTCGCCGCTCTGGTACTTCTCGGCGCGCACGCGGCTAGTGCCGGTGCTGCCGACGAGGTGGGGGAGCGGCACGAAGGTCGCGCGGCGCTGGAGGGACGTGGACATGAGCCGGGCGGTGACCGTGCGGCTCGCCTCGGTGCCCCACGTAGACTCCTCGCCGATGCCGAGCCGAGTGCCGATGCCAGTGCGGATACCCATGTTGCCTCCTACGCCTCGTCCTGGTCACGTAGCTTGAGCCACGTCCTGGGGCCCAGGACGAGCCCCTCGACGGTGCGGACCACGGGCTGCACGGTGTAGTCCGTGCCGTCCGTGCCCGCCTTGAGACGGAGCCGGGCGAAGCGCCCGGCGAAGAACCGCGTGGCGGTGGCCTCGATCATCGCCGCTTGCGCCGCGCCACCCGTGGTGACGGTGTACGTCATCCAGTCGATCTCGTCGCACTCGTAGTGCAGTCGCGAGGGCGCGGCCCGGCGCGGGACCAGCGCTCCGAGGTCGATCCACATGTCGCGCGTCTCGTCGCTGCCCTTGGCCATCACGTTGCGGGGGCGCGTGTCGCCCGGCCGTGCCGGGAGAGCGCGCGCGAGGTCAGCCGACGCGGGGCCGCACGCCTCGATGTACAGCGTCTTGGGCGACGCGATCACCGTCGCCACCGCCCCGCTACCCGCGCCCGAGGCGTTCCAGTACAGGTGACAGTGAAGCATCCCGCCGCCCGGCGCGCTGTACCCATCGATGCTGATCGTCCCGGTGCGGTTCGTCTTGTTGAAACTCGCGATGCTGTACGCCAGCTTGGTGACCCCGTCCGCGTCCACGACGCGAAGCTCGTTCCCCGAGCTATCGATCTCGTCCCAGAACTGGTCGAGCGTCGCCGGGATGGTGCCCTCGGCGTCGATGGTCCCGGCGCCCCCCGCCGTGTTGTCGATGCTGATCGACGCGCGGCGCTTCCAGGTGTAGCCCGTCTCGCCGTACCAGCTCATGCGCCGCTCCCGTGCGCCATCGCGTAGCTCGCGCGCAGCTCCCACGCGACGAGGCCCCTGTCGGCCCACGGGGTCGACGCGCCATCGAAGCTGGTCGCGCTGATGGCCACGTCCCACGCGAGGCCGCCGAGGGTGGCATCGCTGCCCTCCAGGGCCGCGAGCACGAGGTCGAGCATGTCGGCGGCGGCGGCCTCGCGCGACTGCGCCGTGTCGGCCGTGGAGGCGACCCACACGAGCCCGGCGATGGTGATGTTGCGCCGGTAACTGGTAAGGTCAGGACCGTGCGCCCCCTCCACCCCCTCCAGCCACGCGCACGCGAACGGCACGGTCGGGGGCTGGTCTACCCAGCCCCACGACACCTGGCCGGGGGCCGTGAGCCCGGCGACGGTCGCGAGGCGCGCGAGTACCGTGGACATGATGTCTGAGACGGTGGAGGCCACTAGCGGCCCCCGTCGCCGAGCAGGAGCGCCGGGTCGCTGGCCAGCGCGTCGCGCAGCCGGATCTCGGCGGTGACGAACGCGGCTGCTAGGTAGCGGCGCGGCTTGAGCGTGACCGAGCGCACGAGGAAGAACCACGGCTCGATGCTCTTGTTCTTGCCCTTGCCCGTTTCCTTGACCAGCATTCCCGAGCCGCGCCACGGCACGAAGCGCAGGCCCGGCACGTCGCGCGGGGATGCGTAGCGAGACACGCCCGCCGCCGTCCGTGCTGGTCCAGCCGGGACGGCGAGGTAACGCCCCCGCCGGGGACGGATTGTCCCGCCCCTCTCCTGGACGCGAGCATAGGCCACGGGCGACCCGTGCAGGCCAGCCGACACGCTCGCGCTGAGGTCGTCGCGTACCACGCCCCGGATGCTCCCGGCGAGGCGACCCGTGCGGCGCGCGAGGAAGTGCGTGGCGTTGTCCTTGCCGGCCTGCTCGGCGTCCATCGCCCAGCGGGCGAGGTGCCCCCGGAGGCGGCGCACTAGCCCCCCCCCGGTGGAGGTGCTGTCGAGCAAGGCGCGGAACTCGGCGGGGGTCATCCGATCATCGCACCCGGCAAGAGGTCATGGGCAAGCAACTCGCGAACGGGCTCGGGGAGCGTCTCGTCGCGGAGTCCCACGCTGCCGCCGCCCTGGCTCGCGTTGGCGCGACCCTGCTGGTGACGCAGCTCCCACCAGTGCTTGACCAGCATCCCCGCTGCCTGCTTGATCCTCGGCGGCACGGTCGCGTGTCCGATGGTCGCCACCACCTTGATCACCTGGTTGTCGCTGTCGCTCCACGCGCCATGCGTCGCGGTGAGCTTGAGCAGCACGACCCCGTCAGGTCGCGACGTGTAGTCGCTCGACGACACGAGGTAGGTGGACCCGTCGAACGCCTCGGTCGGGTCGTCCTCGATGCTCGCGATGCTCTGCACCGGGTACACCGGGAGCTGGAGGCGGCGTCCACCTGGCCCGCGCAGGTACAGCGTCCTGGCCGCCGACTCGACGCTCGACGTGCCGCCGTCCGTCACAGGTGGCCAGCCGCAGTACCGCGCGATGGCGTCACCTGCGCGTGCCACGAGCGTGTCGATGTTGGTATCCTCGCCCGTGCCGGTGAGCGCGGGCAGGTACAGCCTGGCCTCGGCGGCGGTGAGGAGCGCCATCGCTCACCCCCTCCGCGCGCGCTTGCCCCCGCCCGGCAGCGACGGCGAGGCCATCGCCGCGTCAGCGACAGGACCGCCCAGCGCCTCGGCGCGCACTCCGCCATCGAGCGCGACGAAGGCGCCCGGGAAGTCAGCGAGCAGGGCCGCGCCCTCGTCGTCGGGCACCTCGCGCGACTCGCCCACCTGCCACGGCGCGCGGCCATGCGCCGCGTAGGTAGAGGTATGCGCCAGCCCGGCGAAGCGCAGGCGCATGGCCTAGCCGCGCACCTTGCGCAGCACGACCTGGTGAGTGGCGTCCTCGACCTTGCCCGAGCCGCCGGTCTTGGCCGAGCTGACCAGGATGTAGTCGCTGCCACCCGTGACGGGGAAGGCTGATGGCGTGGTGAGGGTCAGGGTCTGCGGCGTCGCGACCGTGCGTGCGCTACCGCCCGAGCTGTTGGTGGTCTGCGACGCGACCGTGCTGGACCCCACCTTGTAGGTGGTGGTCCGGTAATCGGTCGCGTCGGTCGCCACGGTGCTGTTTGGCACGAGGTAGATGGCCTCGATCTCCCACTCGCCCGGGGGGACGGTGAGGTACACATCTTCGTCGGTCGTCGCGCCGACGTTGAGGACGACGCTCAGGACAATGCGATCCATGATGGGGACTCCAGCGGCGAGGGACTAGGACGGGGATAGCTTGTAGTACCAGTGGACGTTCTTCCTCGTCGATGAATCCGGCGTGAAGAACCCCTTGCGGTTGCGCGCGATGAGGTTGATCACCGAGCGCGTCGGGTCGCGGTACAACTCGACCGACACGCCCTTGCGCTGGGTGATCCAGAAGCGGTCGGTGTTGACCGTGAGGAGGCCGGTCTTGGTCTTGGTCGAGTTGTCGTAGATGCCGCTCGCGTTGTATTCCTTGTCGACGAAGTCGGAGAGGTACACGCGCTTGCCAGCGACGAGGAGCACCTCGCCCGTCAGCACGCTGTTGAGCGCGCCGACGAGTTGCGAGCCCTGGAACTCCGCGAAGTTCAGCATCTTGACGAGCATCCACTCCAGCGACGTGACGAACACGGTCCCAGCCTGCCTGCCGTGGGGGCTGTCGAGCTTGGCGAGCGTGCTCACCATGCCGGCATAGGTCTCGGCGGCGCTGCCGTCGGTGGTGCAGGACACGTCGGCCGCGCGTGCGCGCAGGCCGATGAAGGTACGGCGGTGATCGCCCGCGCCGCCGAGGCCGGAGCTACCCCACATGCCGCGGATGTCCCAGCTCGCGAGGCCGGTGTCCTGGTGCGTCCCGGCGGTGTCGCCGTTGACGATGCAGTCCTCCATGCCGTTGGCGAGCGCGAGCACGATCTCGGACTGGAGGAACGGGACGCCTGGGATGATGGCGTCCTCGGCGGCGTCCTCGTCCACCTGGGCGCGCACGTCCATGCCGGTCGCGGTGATGGTGCGCTGCGCCGTGGTCGCGCTCGACGAGGTGAGCTGCGCCGGGTCGTCGCCCGTGGCGCCCGCGTGCTTGTACGGGCGCAAGCCCGTGGTGAGGAAGGGCAGGAGCTCGGTCTGCGCGGCCATCGGGTGGACCCGGAACAGCCCCTCGATCTGCCCGACGAGGCGCGGGTCGCGCTCCACCATCGGGAGGCCGAGGTCGATGATCCACTCCGCGCCGGAGCCGGAGACATCGACGAACGCCTTGCGGAAGGTGTCGAACCCGGCGGCGCGGCGCACCGCGTCGGGCGCGCGGTCGAGCACGCGGGTCACGGCGCGGTCACTCTTGGGCGATCCTGCCTTGCCGCGCAGCACCGACACGATGTTGCGCTGAGTCACGGCCTCCTGGAGATCGCGCTGCCAGTCGCAGACCGGCGCCTCGTCGAGCAGGCCCGGCACCCAGGTCGCCGTCTCGCGGTCCTGGTAGCCGCGCAGCACGAGCGCGCCCTCGGTCGCGGCCTGCCCGGCGCCGCTCTTGGCGAGCCCCGCGACCATGTCGGAGGTGAGGAGGTACTTTTTCAGGCCGCTCTCGGGGCCGAGCGCGCTGGCCAGCGACCCGGCGGCGCGCGACTCCGCGAGCTCCTGGCGCATGGTCTTGATCTCGGCAGAGAGATCGGCCACCTTGGCGGCGCTCAGGTCGCCTCGCGCCTTCTCGGCGCCGACCTGGCGGCTCAGCTCGGCCACCTGCTGGATCATCTGCTCGCGGGTCATTCCGTCGCTCATGGTGCCTCTCTGTCGGTGTATGTGTGTCACGCCGTGAGCCGGGATGGCAGCGGCAAAAGACTACGCGCTACTGGTCCCACCAGTCTTGCGACGCCTCGGCGCGGGCGTCGGCCTCGATCTCGGCGCGCACGCGGGCGACGATCTCATCGATGGTCGGCCCGGCGAGGCCCTTGGCGGCGAGCGCCTCGGCGTTCGCCGGCACGCTCACGATGCTTAGCTCCAGCAGCTCGTTGCCGCCGAGCACGTACCCGCGATCCGCCTTGCGCGGGTCGCCCTCGGGGAGCGACGAGCGCGGCGTCACCGTGGACGGGCGGAAGCCGACCGACACGGCGCGGACGAAGCCACGGGCGACCTGGTCGGCGAGGCGGCGGCCGTCCGGGTTGTGATCCGACGTGTCGAACAGCACGTCGATCACGAGCGCCCCGTCCTCGACCACGGCGCGCGTGGCCATGCCCACGACGGGCGCGTGGTAGTCGTGGTTTTGCAGGATCACCGGGTTCTTCATGTAGGCGCCCAGCTCCCACGTCTGCTCGACGATGTCGCCGTGCCGGTCCACCCCGGCGGTCGACGCGACGAAGCGGGCGACCCTCTGGCCATCCTCGGCCTCCATGCCCTTGACGTAGCCCTTGATGGTGCGGTTCATGCTGGCCTCTTGACTCGTGGAACGGTGGTACAACGACAGTTTACGACGAGGGCTGGGTCTGAGAACTGGCCCGGCCCGGGGGCCGTCTTGCCGCTGATCTGGTCGGTGAACGACCCGCCGACGGCGACGCGCTGCCCGTCGAGCAGGTAGTGCGCCTCGCGCACCTCGCCGTCGCGGGCGCTGAGCCACTCGACCTCGACCTCGA